TACACGTGGATCAGGTGGTGGAGGAGGTGGAGCTCAATATGGAAATGAAAGTGTTACAGGTATTGGTCAAGTTGGTGGTAATGGTGAAATTCAATTTAGATTTTTGAGGGTTAACTAATGCCACTAAGAATTGTACAGATAGCCCCAGGCTTTAATAAAACTGACACAGCTTCAGGAGCAGAAGGACAATGGATTAACGGAGACTTTGTAAGATTTCGTTATAAAGAACCTGAAAAAATAGGTGGATGGCAAGCAATTGGTGGTGAGCCTTTAGCAGGACCTACAAGAGATCAACATACTTGGAGTGATTTAACCGGAAGAAGATACGCAGCTTTAGGTACTTCTAAAGTATTGGTAATTTATTATGAAGATAAATTTTACGATATTACTCCCTTAAATACTGCAACTACAGGATATACATTTACCTCTACAAATGGTTCTTCAACTGTTACAGTGAACAAAACTTCTCATAATTTAACAATAGGAGATTACTTTATTTTTGATAACGTAACTTTACCAGGAGGAGGAGCTACAGGTTATACAGTAGCTAATTTTGAAACTAATCCTTTTGAAGTATTAACTTCTACAGCAAACACATTTACAATTAAAATGCCTTCTAATGAATCAGGCACAGGCATGACTGCAGCAGGGTCTGCAAGTACACAAACTTATGTAACTATAGGACCTATTAATCAAACTTATGGTTATGGTTGGGGAACAAGTACTTGGGGTTCAGTGCCTTGGGGAATAGGTTCTACTAGCTCTAGCGTTATTTTAGATCCAGGTTCTTGGTCATTAGATAATTTTGGTCAACAGTTAATAGCAACTATTAAAGATGGTGAAACATTTGTGTGGAATCCAGGAGCCTCTAACCCATTAGATCAAAGAGCAGTTATTATGTCAGGAGCACCTACATCATCTCGTTTAACTTTAGTATCAGACAGAGACAGACATTTAATTCATTTTGGAACAGAAACAACTATAGGAGATGTTGCAACACAAGATCCTATGTTTATTAGATTTTCTGATCAAGAAAATTATGGTGTCTATCAACCTACCTCAATAAATACTGCAGGTACTTTTAGACTGGACACCGGAAACAAAATTATAGGAGCAATATCAGGGAAGGATTATAACTTAATATTAACAGACCAAGCAGCTTATGTTATGCAATTTGTTGGAACACCTTTTACTTTTTCAATAAGACAAGTGGGTACTAACTGTGGTTGTATTGGACAACATTCTATTGTATATGCAAATGGTGCTGTATACTGGATGGGTTTTGCTGGAGGATTTTTTAGATTTGATGGAACAGTTAAACAGATACCTTCTTTGGTAGAAGATTTTGTATTCTCTACTACTGGAGATAATGTTGGACTTAATTATTCTTCTGCAGAATTAGTATATGCTTCTCACAATTCTTTATTTAATGAGATTGTTTGGTTTTATCCAAGTGCAAATGCAGAGCAAGTAGATAGATCTGTATTATATAATTACGTAGAAGGAACTTGGTCTACTAACACTTTAGATAGAACAACTTTTGCAGATGCTTCAACATATGCTTTACCTTATGCTACTCAATTTAATTTAACACTAACTCCTGAATTTCCACCAGTTAATGGAATTACAAACACTTATGGTTCTACAATTTATTTTGCTCATGAAATAGGAGTAAATGAAGTAGGTTTAAATAGTGTTCCTGTAGCTATTCCAGCTTTTGTAGAATCTGGAGACTTTCAATTGCATGAAGGAGGAGATGCAGAATATTTATTAAGAGTAAGTAGATTTTTACCAGATTTTAAAAATTTAGAAGGTAATGTATTAATTACCATTCAATTAAAAGATTACCCTATTCAAACACCTACGTCCTCTCCTCTTGGCCCCTTTACAGTAAACAATACAGTTAGTAAGATAGACACTAGAGCAAGAGGAAGACTTGCAAGTATTAAAATTGAAAACACTGCTGTTGATGATAACTGGAGATTTGGTGAATTTAGAGCAGACGTTAATATAGACGGAAGAAGATAATGGCACAAGTTAATATTACAATACCAGAACCATCTACAGAATATAGTTCTGAAAATCAACGTCAAGTTCTTGAAACATTTGACACATTAAAAAATCAATTAAACACTTCTTATCAAGAAGATCTAAAACAAGAAGTAGAAAGGTTTACCTGGTTCAATGGCTAATATATATAAAAAAGTAAACACAGATTTAATAACTGGTACGGAAAAAAGTGTTTATACAGCACCAAGTAATACCAGAGCTTTAATTAAATCTATTCATGTTTACAATGAAGGTGCAGGAGATGCGGTTGTTACAATTAAAATTAATTCAGGCAGTACTTATTTCTATAGTAAAAAAACTATAGCTGCTGATGCTAACCATGAGTTTATTGTTAATGTTTTAATCTTAGAAGAAAACGATATACTAAGAATGCTATCAGATATTACTGGACCAGACGTTACGATTAGTTTATTAGAAATAAACAGAGAAGACCAAAATGGCTAAAAAATTTAAATCTTTTGAAACAAGAGATAAGCCTAAGAAAAGAGGACCTCGAAAACACAAGAAATCCTTAAATAAAAGCGAAAAACTTCAAAAAAGATTAAAACGCTATAAAGGACAAGGAAAAGGCTAGACAAACCTTGTTAAAACTATTATATAAAACATATGACAGATTTAATTAAGATACCAGCAGAAGCTACAGAAATAATAAAACATAAAAGAACTTTAAAAGTATATGCTAGTAAAAATGATTTTGATGCTGATGTTGCTGATCCCAATACTGATACTACTGTGGATGACTTTAGACAAGACCTTGAAATCAAAGTTACTAAAGTCTCTATGGGAGCTTTGACTAAAGAATAATGGAACCTAGAGGTGCAACAGAATTGCAAATGGAAATGCTTCATAAGCATGTTCCTAAAGAATTATTAGACAAAATACAAATATGTACTTCTATTCCAGGAAAAGTTCCGATTGATCCTGATAAGGTAAACATACTTTGGCAAAAAAATTCATACGATCAACCTAACCTACAAGAGTTTTTTGGTAATAAAGAAAGGCATAAAGAATTTGATTGGTATGTATTTAATTCTCATTGGAACTATGAAAAATTTAGGTACTTTTTTAATATACCAGAAGATAGATCTGTTGTTATTAAAAACGGAACAAGTAACTTTCCTAAAAGAAAAATTTATAAAAAAGGTGATCCTGTAAGACTAATACACCACTGCACACCTTGGAGAGGTTTAAATGTTTTATTAGCAGCAATGCAATTTATAAAAGATCCTAATATTACTTTAGATGTATACAGTTCTAGTCAAGTTTATGGAGATGCTTTTAAAAATGCTAACGATCAAGAGTTTAAACCTTTATACGAACAAGCAGAAAAATTATCAAACGTAAATTACATTGGGTATAAACCAAATGAATATATTTTAGAGCATATGAAAGATTATGATATGTTTGTTTACCCAAGTATATTTGAAGAAACGTTCTGCGCTTCAGCGTTAGAGGCTTTAGCATCTGGGGTTCATGTAGTGACTAACAATTTTGGAGCTCTGTATGAAACATGTGCAGAATGGCCTGTTTATGTAAACTACACAGAAGATCACATAAAAATGGCTAAGGCAACTGCTAGTGCTATCGTAACTGCATCTTCATATTTACACGAAGATTTTATTCAAGAACATTTAGATGAACAACAAAAATTTTATAAAAGATTTTATAATTGGAATAAAAAAGGAATGGAATGGACGGGCTTTTTAAAAGGAGCTATTGATGACAAATTTAAAACCTAGGCCTAAAATTACTGATTACAAATCTAACATAAAACCTCTTTGGGTTACTGTTAATCCATCTATTATGGTTGCTACTCCGGTACACAGTGATGTATCAATTCACTATACTCAAGCTTTATTAGAATTTCAAAAACAATGTATGAAAAAAAAAGTAGGGGTTCAGTTTATAATAATGAAATCTTCTTTGGTTACTCATGGTAGAAATTTATGTGTAGCTTCTTTTTTAAGCTCTGACTGTACTCATTTATTATTTGTAGATTCGGATATTGATTTTCAAGCTTCTTCCATATTTAAAATGATAGAGAAAGATAAAGATGTTATTTCTATACCTTATCCTTTAAAAACTATGATGTGGGATAAAGGTTTTGATGCAATTAAAAATGGAGATATTAAAAGTGAAGATGATTTAAAAAGATCTATGAACACTTATCCAATGAAAGTAGAAAATACTAACGATATTATAATGGACAAAGGAGTAATAGAAGTAACTCATAGTCCAACAGGTTGTATGCTTATTAAAAGAAATGTATTTGAAAAAATGATTAAACATTATCCTAATAAAGATGTTGTTCAAAAAACAGTCATCAATGGAAAGTTTGTAAATAAACCTAATTTTTGGAATTTTTTTGATTGCTTGCATGACCCTATAACAAAGAGTTATATGGGTGAAGACTTTGCTTTTTGTAAATTATGGAAGGATATAGGTGGTAAATGTTACGCTTATATTGCGGATGATATATGGCATATAGGTGAACATCAATATATGGGTAAGTTTGCTGATGAGTTGATAAACAACAAGTAAAATGGTAGTATTAACTATAATTAACAAAATAAATTATGGATCCATTTACAATAGCAGCAATAACATTCGGTGTACAAAAGCTTAGAGGTAAATCCACAAACAGAGCATTAAGAGACGGTATCTTTGCGGGTACTTTAGGTCAAGGTGCAGCAATGACTGGTGCCGGACAAAGTATGGGTTTAAATACTTTAGGACAAGCAGGTAGTCTTGCAGGAACTTCAATAGGCCAAGGAATTACAGCGTTAACTTCACCAGCAGCAACATCTATAGCACCTATGGCTGCAGGTCAAAGTGGGGCAGCAGCAACAAGTGCAGCAATGCAAGGAAGTGCAGCGAAAGCAGTTGAAGGTAATTTTTTATCTAAACTTATTCCTAAATCTACAGCTGGAAGAGTAGGAGCAGGTATGGCATTAACTAGTCTTTTAGGAGGTGATGAAGATCCTCAAAAAAGTTATTTACCTATACCTAATCAATACTATAGTAAATATGCTAACTCAGGTGCTGCAGGAACTCCAACAGGATTTATGACAAGAGATTATGCTACTGGAACTAATTCTCCTTTAGTAGAACCAGGTGAGTATACAGCAGTAGAAGATATATTAGGAGACAAACCTACACAAGAATTTAAAGAAGCAAGATTTAATCAAGGTGGAATTGCAAACATAAGAAAGTTTAATGAAGGAGGCCTTGGACAAATGCTGCCTTCAAAACATAGCCACAGTGAAAACGATGCCAACAATTACACTAGAGCAGGTGGTTTTGTTAAAGATGGTGCTGGAATGGGTGATGATAATGAAGATACTATGTTAGCTCAATTAGCTGATGGAGAATTTGTATCTAGATCAGCAGCAGTCAGAGGAGCAGGAATTATTGCAGGAGCAGATCTAAGTAATAAAGAGGACCAAAGAAAAAAGGGTGCTGAATTTTTTTACGAACAACAAAAACGTTTTAAAAGAATTATGGATATATTAGATGCAAGCAAAAACAACGCTAGTTCAGTTCACTAAAGGAGAGGTAGATAAAATATGGCCTTTGGTAAAAAAATTAGTACAAAAAGCATGTGTTAGAGCAGGAGGATTTGTTAATGAAGAACATATTAAAGAATATTGTAAACAAGATAAGATGCAGCTTTGGGTCGTTATTACAGAAAACAATGAAGTTCTTTGTGTCTGTGTTACAGAGATTAGAGAGTATCCTAATTATAAAGTTTGCGATACTAAAATTGTTACTGGTAAAAGATATAAAGATTGGTTTCACTATGTTGATAAAATTGCTGAATGGGCTAAAAAACAAGGTTGTAAAAAAATGGAAATCTTTTCGAGGCCTGGTTATGTCCGTATGTTTAAAGAAAAAGGGTACGTAGAAACACATGTACAAGTAGAAAAAAAATTATGATAGATATTAAAAAATTAAACATAAAAGAAAAAATAGAATTATTTAAAAAACTAGGTAAAGAAATTGCTAGTAAAGGTATTAAAGGAGACACAGAGTTAGCTCATATAAATCCTTTTGAAAAAGAATTACTTATTAAACATGGTGGCTCTGGAACAATTAACTTACAAACAGGTTTACCTCAATATTTTGGTGGAGGAGGTGGAGGAGGATCACAACCTTCTACTACTACACAGTATATAAGAGAAGCACCAGGAATAGAAGAAAGAAAACTTGGTTTAATGGATACAGCAGCAGAGCTTGCAAAAACTCCTGTTACTATTCCAACAATACAAACACAAGGATTAGGTGCATTAGAACAACAAGGAATTACTCAATCTGGTATTACAGGTATTGGTGCTAACACAGTTAATCAAGGTATAAATCAAATTACAGGAGCAGCAGCTCCAATAGGTGCTCAACAAATAAATCAATATTTAAATCCTTATCAATCTTATGTGACAGATGAAATTGGAAGACAAGGACAAATGATGCAAAACAAATTAGCTGGAAATGCAGTTAGTTCTGGAGCTTTTGGAGGAGGACGTGAAGGTGTTCAACAAGCGGAATTACAAGGAAGAACTCTTTCAGCAATGGGCCAAGCACAAGGTCAAGGTTTTAATACAGCATTAAGAGCAGCACAACAACAACAAGCTGTTGGTTTAAATGCAGGTCAACAATTAGGTATGTTAGGAAACCAACAACAAGGTATGGCACAACAAGACATAAACCAATTAATGGCTGCAGGTGGATTGCAAAGACAACTTGGTCAACAAGCATTAGATGCTCAAAGACAAACAGAATTACAAAGATCTTACGAGCCATATCAAAGATTAGAATTTACTAAAAATATGTATGCTGCAGGACCTACTTCTCAGTCTTCATTAACACAAGTTACTACACCACAAGCTGGAGGAAGCGGTTTAGCACAAGCTGCTGGAGCAGGACTGGGTGCTTATGCAAGTTATTCAATGTTAAATAAAAACCCAACGGCTGCCGCTGCGGCAATGCCTTACGTAACTAGATAGGAAATTTAATAGATAAAACCTTAAATAGACCTATATTCAAAAGAAAAGCACAGGAATTTAATCATATAAATGGTAAAGCTGTACCAGGCTATATAATTGGAGGAATTACGTCAGCAGGAAGTATGCTTAGAGCAGGAGTTACTCCGGCTTATAGATATTTAGCATCTAAAGCAGCACCTATAATGGCTAAACCTGCAGTGCAAACAGGGATAGTAGGATTAGAAGGTTATGGTATTGGTGTAGGTTCTAGAGAGATGGCTGAAGGTTTAAAAGAAGGAGACACAGGTAAATTTTTATCTGGAGCTTCATACGCTGTACCTGGATTAGCTTTCTTACCTGGAAGTGCTAAACGATCAGGAATAAAAGCTTTACAAGAAACTGGAGAATTTATGGCACCAAGAGCTAGAGAAATTACTCAAAAAATAGTAGCTAACCCTGGAAAAACAGCATTAGCTTCTATAGGAACAGGTATCGCTGGAAATATGATATCACCACAAGAAGTTGAGGCACAGAGACCTGAATCAATGTCTATACAAGATTATCAATCAGATATACAAGACAGATTAATCTACAGTAAACCAGAATATAATCCAGATCCTAAAAAGAAAGTTACAGAAAATTTAGCTGATTATGAAAAATTAAAACAACCTATTGGTATTAAAAACCCAATGACTGATGGTGAAAAAACATTAAACGCACAATTAGAAATGGCTAATACTGTAAATGAAGTTGCTAAAAAATTAGGAGTTGCAGATGCTTCTGTTGCAAGTGATGAAGAGATTAAACAAATAGCAATTGAATCTAATGTAGATGAACCTACTTTAAGACAAATGATTGGTAAACCTTCTGGAGAAGGAGCCGCAGGAAACACGCCACCGGAAAACCCAGATCCAATTCCTACTCTTACAGGAAATGAAACTCCTGGAGAAATAGAATATTTAATAAATCAAAGAAAGAGAGATGTAGCAGGAGCTAATGAAGTTTCTAAATCTTCTGAATTAGCTGAAGGATTCTCGCAGTTTAGAAATCAAATGAACGAGATGACAGGAAATACATCTGATAATTTAAATAACTTATTAATGATGAGAACGGCTGGATTGTTGTTATCAGGGAAAACTACTCAATCAGGTTTAAGAGGTTTTGCTGATGTAGCAGGTCAAGCTTTAGGGTCTACGGCTGACGCTATGATTGGTATAAAAATGAGACAACAAGATTCAGACATGAAATTAGCTCAAGCTTATTTAAAAATGAAACAAGAAAAAGCTAAAGGAACACAAATGTTAACAGGTGGAGATAAAACTGTTAGAGTAATGGATCCTTCGCTTCCAGGTGGTTTTAAAAATGTTAGAGTATCTTTAGG